TGCCAAGATAAGTTATCTAAGGATGATAAGGAAGCCCTGATAGATCATATATCTAATCTTAGATTTATTCCCGGTGGCCGTTACCTTTACTATGCAGGTAGAGATAAGAAGTTCTTTAATAACTGCTACCTACTTAAAGCAGAAGAAGATACTAGAGAGGATTGGGCTGATCTATCTTGGAAGTCTGAGTCCTGTCTTATGACAGGTGGTGGCATTGGTATAGATTATTCTGTCTATAGACCTGAAGGACAAACCCTCAAGGGTACTGGTGGTATATCCAGTGGCCCGATACCTAAGATGCAGATGATTAACTCTATAGGACAGAAGGTTATGCAAGGTGGTAGTCGTAGGTCTGCTATCTATGCTTCTCTTAATTGGCAACACGATGATGTAGATAAGTTTCTTAAAGCTAAGAACTGGTTTGATATGCCTGTTGGTAATACAGGTAAAACTTTATTTGATATTAAGCAGGATGATTTTAATTTCCCTGCACCACTAGATATGACAAACATATCTGTAAACTATGATACCGAATGGTTGTTAAACTATTGGGAGAAAGGAGAGATAGGAGATGTCTTTAGGACTAATGTACGTCAGGCTCTTAGAACTGCTGAACCGGGGTTCTCGTTCAACTTCTTCGAGAAAGAAAACGAAACACTCAGGAATGCCTGTACTGAAGTCACCAGTGAGGATGACTCTGACGTATGTAATCTTGGTAGTCTTAACTTTGCTCGTATTGATGACCTTAACCAGTTGCAGGAAGTTGTCCAACTTGCCACACAATTTCTACTGTGTGGAACCCTTCGAGCAAGTCTCCCCTACGAAAAGGTGTATAAAGTTCGAGATACAAATAGACGTTTAGGTTTAGGGTTGATGGGGCTACATGAGTGGTTGATACAACGTGGTCATAGGTATGAGACTACATCAGAACTTCATAGATGGTTTAAAGTGTATGAAGCTGAGAGTGATAAGGTAGCTCGTAGCTTTGCCAAGCAGTTAAACATCTCTGTACCTGTTGCTGTTAGGGCTGTAGCACCTACAGGTACGATAGGTATTCTTGCTGGTACTTCAACTGGTGTTGAACCTATCTTTGCTGTAGCCTACAAACGTAGGTATCTCAAGAACAAGAGGTGGCACTACCAGTATGTTGTTGATAGTGCTGCTCAAGAAATGATAGAGCTTTATGGTGTTAAACCTGACAGTATTGACTCTGCTCTTGATCTGGCTACTGACTATGAGAGAAGACTAAACTTTCAAGCCAACGTACAAGAGTATGTTGATATGTCCATCTCCTCTACAATCAATCTACCTTCATGGGATACTGAGGATAACAATGAAGATAAGGTAGAAGACTTTGCTCAGACTCTAGCTAAGTATGCTCATAGACTAAGAGGATTTACCTGCTATCCAGATGGATGTAGAGGTGGTCAGCCTCTAACAAGGGTTGCTTATACCGAAGCTAGTGAGAAATTAGGTGAAGAGTTTGAAGATAATATACAGGCTCATGACATATGTGAGATTAGTAATGCTGGTGGAACTTGTGGAGTTTAAAAAAAAGACTTGACAAAAACCACAAAGTGTAGTATAATATATGTATGGAATGCCAATGGTGGGTTCCATAAACTCTTGCTGAAAAGGAGAAAACTATGAATGTAAGACTCGAAGGTAATTGGTCGTTCAGACTTCCCCCTACATTGGAGGACTTCCATAAGAGGGCTATAGGTTATGATGGGTTACTGGCTAGGATAATGGATATTCAATCCAATAGTACTTTTCAAGATAAGTATCCTCCACATAATCTTATTGAAGTCTCAGATACGGAGTTCAGACTTGAGTTAGCTTTGGCTGGCTTTACAGAAGATGAAGTCAAGGTTGTTCAAGAAGAACAGAGATTAACCATTAGTGGAAACAATTCTGCTAAAGAAGAAGAGGAGAACATTTTACATAAAGGCATAGCAAGTCGGGCATTTACAAAAACATTTGATCTTGCTGAGAGTATAGAAGTTACGGAAGCATCGTTTACAAATGGGATGGTTATCATCAAGCTAAAACGGAATATTCCAGAAGATAAGATGCCAAGACTTATTGAATTTACGTAAGAGATTGGGAGGGCATGATGTGTGTCCTCCCTTTTTACAGGAGATATGAATGAAGAAGAGAGAAAGAATATATAAAATATTTATAGGGTACGATCCTAAAGAGAGAGTAGCTGCTATAGTACTTGATCACCTCTTAAGGAGAGATACACCAGAGACTATGGATATAACTTTCCTTGATAAAGAAAAGTTAGAACGTGCTGGTTTATTATATAGACCCTATCAAATGATTAATGGACAGATGATTGATACAAAAGATCAACGTCCTTTTTCTACACAGTTTAGCTTTAGTCGTTTTCTTATACCAGCCTTAATGCTTTGGGATGGATGGGCTTTGTATATGGATTGTGATATGTTTCCAAGAACAGACATAACAGAATTGTTTAAAGAGTATGATGATCCTGACCTACCTCTCTATTGTGTGAAGCATAAGTATGAACCTACTGCTGAATACAAGATGGATAATCAGAAACAATGTACCTATCCCCGAAAGAATTGGTCAAGCCTTATGTTGTTTAACTGTGGACATGAATTAAATAAAGAGCTTACTCCTATGGTTGTTAATAGTCAGAGTGGTTCTTATCTACACCAGTTTAAATGGTTGCCTAACAGAGATAGTCTTATTGGTTCTATACATGAAGAATGGAATTGGCTGGATGGTCATTCACCAGAGGATATAGAAGCAAAGAACGTACACTTCACAACAGGTGGCCCTTGGTTTAAAGAGTGGAAGTGTATGAGAGCAAAGGATGGAGAGTATGCTGCTGAATGGAATGCAGACTACAGTAATATAGCTTTATTTAGATCAAAGAAAGATTCAATAGATGAAATATAATATCGTAACAGTCTTTGATGAGACTTTACTACAACAGAGTACCATCACATTACTTAATGAGTTCAGAGATAATTGGGAAAAAGAAATAGACTTTCATTGCTACTATTATAATATAGATCTGGCAAACTATTCTCTACCTCAAGCACCTAATATACACTACCATAATCTTCTGGAGGTAGAGGACTACAAAAAGTTTTTGAAAGAGTATGGTAAGCATGATGGAACAGAAGGTAAGACTGTACCCTACAGTGAGAATATAGATGCTGTTAAGTATCTTCCTAAAGTTATGGCTGTAACTGAATGTGCTTTTAGTAATATAAACTGGGTTGTATGGATTGATCCTACATGTATAAACATAAAGCCAATCTCTGTTAAAGCTCTAGACTCTATGTTCCCTCCTAAAGATCCTATAGATATACTTACCATAAAAGACCATGATTATTT